CTTTTCCGTTAGCTCCTAGTTTTGCAAAATGTGCCATAATGTTTCTCCTTATATATTAATTTTAATTACCATTCAACTACGATATTTTATATCTAATAATAACAATTCCTGAGCCACCTGCACCACCATTGGTTTCAGAGCCACCATCAGTAGAACCAGAACCTCCACCTCCACCACCACCTTTATTAGCTGTACCTGCAGAACCTCCAAAAGATCTTGATCTTCCACCACTTGCACCACCAAAACCTAATGTATCAGCTTGTCCTGTTCCAGGAGCGGGAGATCTACCATTTGGAAAATTAAAATTATTCGATGCACAACCTCCATTTCCTGCTCCACCTCCACCACCACCAGCAAATCCTGTTGAGGTCCCATTAATAGCAGTCGTAGCTCCTGAACCTCCCGGAGCACCTGCTAGACCACAAAAACCTCCTGGTTTAGATGTACCTACAGCAGTAGCACCACCTCCACCTGCGGAAGCGTGATCGGGAGAGGTAGAAGAATAAGATCCACCATTACTGCCTTGTGCGGGTGATACAGGGGGTGTATTACCAGTTCCACCTGAGGATGATGGTCCTGTACCTCCTCCGCCACCGCCTCCTGAACCTCCGGATCTTCCATTTCTACTTTGACAAGATGCTGATGGAGTTGTTGAACCGCCTCCACCTCCGCCAGCGGCAGATATTGTTGAAAAAGTTGAAACTGAACCATCATTACCATTTGATCTTATAGTTGATTGTGCAGCACCGCCTGCTCCAACTGTAATTGGAAACGATGTTTGTGTTACTGTAATTCTATTAGGAGCACTTGGTTGACCATCTAAAGGACTTGCAGTGTAAGGAGTAACAGGAGATTTAGTTTCTCTAAAACCACCAGCTCCACCTCCACCAGCAGTATTGTCTGATGGAGTATTACCTGAACCTCCACCACCTCCACCACCAACTACTAAATAAGAAACTTCATTATTAGCAGCGACTTGTGCTAGTCCTGTGACTTCAAAAGTTCCTGGTCCCGTAAAAGTGTGTACTCTATCATTTCCAGTGCAAGAGATTGTCCCTCCAGTTGCAGTAATAAAATTTGAGCCTTCATCAGCAAAAACATTATCTTGTATAGATCTCCAACCAATTGTTGAATCAATATAAACTAAAGTTACACCTTCACCCTCTGTTGTTAAAACAACTGCACCTGCACCACCATTAATTTTTTCTGAACCATTTGGTGAGACAGTTAAAGAATTTGTATCGAAAGTATTTCTATAATCTTGAAAAGATATGATTGCACCTGCAGATCCTGCTGGTAAAGTTGCAGTCACAGCACCACTATTTGTGTCTACAAAAAAACCTTGATTAGCAACAGCTGTGAAGTCTCCTGTCTTAATTGATCCTGTCTGCCAATCAACCGTTCCTGTTCTACCAAATCCTGATTGAGAGGCTCCACTTGCAAGTGATACTGTATCTCCAGAAGCACCTACAGTTATTGTAGTGCCAGATTGACTAATAATTACTCCGCCATCAGCTGCTTTTAAACTGTTTGATCTTAAATCACCAGTAACTGTAACTGTGTCTCCACTATCTCCTAATTGTGTAGTTCCACAATCTGTTCTTGGTGTTATTTTATTTACTTTTACTTCACTCATAATTTACCTATTGAAATTTATACCTTATCACAACTAAACCAGAACCACCACCTCCTGAAGGATTAATTCCTGTAGGAACATTTCCTGGTCCCGCTCCTCCGCCTGATCCAGTATTTGCAGTTCCTGCACTTCCTGGTCCTGGAGATGAACTTCCTCCACCACCAGGTCCTCCTGATCCACCATGAGAACCACCTCCACCGCCAGCTCTTGTAACAGGTGATCCTGTAATTGAAGTTGTTGCTCCATTACCACCACCTTTTCCTGCTGGTCTTGGATTACCCGCACTGCCTGCTCCACCGCCACCTGCTCCATTAAAAGGGTTTGTAGATGGACCTGGATTAGCACCTCCGTCATTTCCTTGTGGTGGACTTACAGGTGGTGTATTACCTGATCCTGCACTTCCTGTGCCGTAACCTGCACCTCCTCCTGAACCACCATTAACTCCGTTTGAGGAGTGAGAACCACCACCGCCTCCTGCAGATGTTACTGTTGAAAAACTTGCGGAATTACCAGTACCACCAGTACCTCCATCTCCTGTTGATGCACCACCACCTCCTACTCCTATTGGATAACCTTGTTCTGTAACTGTTATTGCCGTTCCTCCTGGATTACCATTTAAAGGTGAAGCACTATAACAATCTGCTGGACCTTTATATTCTCTAAAACCACCAGCTCCGCCACCACCTCCAGCGCCGCCACCACCTCCACCACCTCCGGCTATAACTAAATATGAAACTATATTTTCAGCTGCAGTTGATGAAACTTTAGAAACAGTAAAAGTTCCTGGTCCTGTAAAAGTGTGAATTTTAAAATTTCCAGATGTTGTTTCTGTTCCACCTGATGCAACCAAAAAAGGATCACCTACAAAATTAGATGTTGAATCTTGAACATTTTTCCAACCTTCGGTATCATCAACATAAACTAGAGTGATTGATTGTCCTTCAGTGGTTAAAGTGTTTGAGGCTGCAACTCCCCCTATTTTTTGTGAACCATTAGGTGTAACTGTTAAAGAATTTGTTTGAAATGTGTTTGTATAATCTGCTACAGAAACTATTGATCCAGCAGTTCCTGCTGGTAAGTTCATAGTAAAAGCTCCACCTGATGTATCAGCAAAAAAACCTTGTCCACTGACTGCTGTAAATGTAGATGTTTTAATTGATCCTGTTTGCCAATCTACAGTCCCTGATCTACCAAATCCTGATTGAGATGCACCACTCGCTAAACTTACAGTGTCACCACTTGCACCAACAGTAATTGTAGTTCCTGACTGACTAATGATTACTCCACCGTCTGACGCTTGATACGCATTTGATTTTACTACATTACCTGAAGCAATTAAATTTGATCCAGTAACATTACCTGTAACTACAGCAGCTCCTGGAACATTTGTTGTATCACTTCCTGTGCCAACTGTAATTGTTGTCGAACATTTGTTTACAATGTTTGAATCACTTTGATTTGTAATATTGTCTACTTTTATTTTACTTGTCATAATTATTGAAATTTATACCTTATTACTACCACACCTGATCCTCCAGCACCACCACCTGAACCACTACTAGTATGGCTACTTCCACCACCTCCACCACCAGTGTTTGCTGTGCCTGCTGTGCCTGCTCCCGATCCTGGAGATGATGCACCACCACCGCCTGGTCCTCCTGCACCATTACTTCCTGGTGCACAAAAAATTCCTCCACCACCGCCACCAGCTCTTGTTACTGGTGATCCTGTAATATTGCTTGTTACTCCATTACCACCCACACCACCAGCAGTTGGAGTTCCAGTGCCTCCTACACTACCAGCACCACCTCCGCCACCTCTACCGTGATTAGGCCCACATGATCCTCCTGGAGGAGTTCCACCACTTCCAGCTCCACCATCTTTTCCTTGTGGGGGACTTACAGGAGGAGTATTACCAGAACCTTTTGGACCAGGTCCTCCTCCACCTCCGCCACCACCAGAGCCTCCTGAGCCCACGTCTGGTGCAGAGTTACTATTTCTACCATATCCACCACCTGCAGATGTTTTTGTTGAAAAAACTGAAGGGTTACCATTATTACCATGTGCTGCGCCACCACCACCGACAGTAATTGGAAAAGCTGTGGCTGTTACTGTAATATCTCCTGCACCTTCTAAAGGTGAAGCACAATAAGTATCAACGGGACCTTTTTCTTCTCTATATCCTCCAGCACCGCCGCCACCACCGTAACAACCACCTCCACCACCACCGCCAGCTATTACCATATAAGATACTTTATTTCTATCTGCAGTGCTTTCTGAAATTTGTGAAACTGTAAAAGTTCCGGGACCAGTAAAAGTATGAATTTTAAAATCTCCTGAAGTGGTTTCTGTTCCACCTGATGCTGAAATAAATTCAAATAAACTACCTTGACTACTGTTTCCACTGTTAACCACAATCCATCCTTTAGTTGCATCAACATAAACTAAAGATACCGATGATCCTTCTTGATTAAGAACTAAATTTTCTGCTTCACCTTCAATGTTAGAACTATTTCTTGCAATTGTTAAATTATTTGTATCCCAAGTGTTTGCATAATCTGCAACTGCTACAATGTCTCCTGCACTTGGTGAGGATGGTAAAGTAACATTAAATGCTGACCCAGATGTATCTGTAAAATATCCAACGCCAGAAACTGCTGGACCTGGATCTGACGAAATTTTTGTCGTGTTCCAATTTACAGTTCCAGTTCTTCCAAAACCTGTTTGAGATGCTCCACTCGCTAGTGAAACTGTATCTCCAGAAGCACCTATTGTAATTGTAGTTCCACTCTGACTTATGATGTTTCCAGCGTCAGAGGCTTGCACAGCATTTGTTTTTACAACATTACCTGGAACAGCAACTGATTTACATGCTGATCCTACAGTAATCGTGCTGCCTGATTGTGCGTCTATTTCATTTACTTCTATCTTTGACATTAAACTACTACTACCGTTCCTGTTATTGTTTGAGTTCCAGTTACTGTAACTGGTCCTGCTAATACTGCATTACTAATTGTTTGATCATCAGACAAAGTTGATGAATGATTAAAAGCATAAGTTGAAGCCGTCATACTTGCAGACGGTGCTCTAGATGCAGGGTAAGTACAAAAAACATTTTTTGTCCCTGCAGAAAAATCTACTTTACTATCAGAATTTGATGAAGAGATAACAGTATCTCTAGATATAGTATCAGGACTAGCATCAGTAACAGTTCCTACG